GTTGCCATTAGTCACTCTTATCATAATCACCGCGCGCGATTGAACCCATCACGATCGGATATAGTTTCGCAGTATCATCAGGATGATACATGACTATCACTCTAGAACCAGCGACGAGCCCAGAAGGCACGACACCAACTTTAGAAGTTGCTGCAGAAGTAATTGGATGCATGACGCTTGCCCATGGCAAGTCATCGTCTTTAACATCCTGCATTTTGTTCTGCTTATTGTAGATACGAACCTTAACGCGGCCTGAGCGTGTCGGATCGTTTTCATGGTCGATTACTTGAGCAAAGTCAAACATTATGCTTGTCCATCGCCTCCCTGCTTATAAGATGCTTTCACAACTCTAAGTATCATCGTAGCTCTTGGCACCTGACCAGCCGGCTTTATCTTAGTTCTAATAGCAACGACTAGTGCTTTGCCGTTGAACTGCCCTTCGCCTTTACCTGTATCTTTATCAGAATGCTGAGGAACATCAATATCTATGATACTTCCAAGCTTTATCTTTGGGTTATAATAGACTTCTAGTTCTGCTGCGTTCTGAGCTAGATATGATAAGAACTGAGTACGATTAGCTTTAGCTGTTCCAGTCTTATGTTTCTCTTTATTATTTACCTTGTCATATGTAGTACGCACTGGCACAGTATTAGCATACTGAACTTTACCTTCTTTATAGACTGGTGAATCAATAAATTTAAATTTTTCTTGTTTAGGGTCTACAGTTGCAGGTCTGTGTGTAGTAAGATTAAATGTCTGCTCGCTTGCGTTATTCAATGGTCTAGAAGGAGTAAAGAAAGAATCAGATGGCTTGAACCATATAATAGAGTTCTGTTGTTCTTCTTTGCTGGCTCCTTTAGAATCTAATGTGTTGGTCTGCTTCAGCTTCACAACCGATTCGCCTTTAAACAACTTCTCAAACGTGGCAAACACATATTTTTGTTCTTCACCAGTCTGCTGAAATAAGACATATGTCGATGACTTGTCTTCTGCAGATACATGCTCATGTCCTAACTTATGAACAGCATCAAGAGGATGGTCATTATGAAGAATAATTCTTCTCTTGCCATCTGTCTTGCTCATCATGTCGATTTGCTTCTTACTCTTAAAGCCATTCTTAACTACATCTTCGACTACCTTATCTGTAGTAGTGTAATAGCTCTTTTGCATATAATTGCCCTGAGCATTTAACATCTCCTCAGATGCAAATCTCATATCATATTGCTTAACTCTACCCTGACCATCATGGCTGAACGAACCATCATTAAGATCTTTATTCTGAAGCATCTTAAGCTTAAACTTACGACTTCCTCCGCCTTGGTCGCTACCTCCACCACCAAGATCTATCATAATTTCTTTATCGTAAGCACCATTGATTTTTTGCTTATCTAACATTCCTGAAGGGTCAACGACACGAATCTCAGCCATTGGCCCATATGGATTCATAATATCTTCATAGATATTAAAGCCCATATAAGAAGCTTCTTTACTTTGACTAAGATCCATATCACCAATCTTTATCGAATTGATCTTAATATCACCAACCGCCATTATATTGCATCCTCATTGTTAAGTAGTTCTTGCAACTGATTAGCTGTCTGTTGAGCATAATTAGATTCAAACACCTTAATAGTCTTATTGTACTCGTTCTTCTCATACTCATAATCATAGTAAGTAACTGGACTATAATATACGTCTATCTCATCTTTAATATTATCAGCCAATGTATGAACAGCAATAGCATTGATGCTATTTGCATATGCCACATCAATAGCTACATTAATTCCACTTGTAGTACCATATAGATAACTATTAGACGTAAATACAACATTTTGTTCAGGGCTAAAGTAGCCACGCATATGTTGCAGATAGATACGAGACACTTGATAAGTAACAGTATTTGTAAAGACACTATTAGGAATAATGGTTGTTACAGTTACGATTTCAGTATTAGAAATAATATATTGACCATTTCCAGAAGTTTCTGGGTCTACAACTATATTAACGATTTCATCTTCTAAAAAAGCACCCAATTGATACGGTGTTGCATTTACTATGTAAGCTACTTCTTTATTTGTATCGCGTTGCCAATCTTTTTGTACTCTCTTATAAGCAATGATGGTTAAATCAGCATTAAACGCTGGCTCCCAATAAGCTCTTTGCTCGTTTGTTAAAGCATTATATGTTGACGCTGGAATGGTGTCTTCTTGATGTGCTTCCCAATTATTCTTATAGTAATATACTCCTTGCTGCGCATCAGGTAAAGAACCATATTTTTGGGTTATAAAACTTAAAAACTGCTGGTCGTTTAGATACCACTCATAATAAGGATCAACTATCTTATTTGCTAGATATACTAGCCATGAATAATAAGAGTCTTGATAATAGCGATAACTGAATTGATCGGCGCGCTCTTCAGAAGATATCTCGTATGGATAAAATACATATGGATTAGACTGAATCTTTTCTAAGATCGCAGTACGACGAGTAATGTCAATAACTTGGGTATTACCATATGTAATAATCGGAAACTTTTCAAAATATCTCTCGGTCATCTTAGAACCCTGCGTTTTGTTGAGTCCACCACTGGATCTCTGAGATGCTAATAGATAAACTAACAGTTGTCGGGGCGCCAGCTTTAAAGAATGAAGGTTGTCCAGCAGGAGAATAGTTTACTGTAACACTTTCGACAACAGCCGGTTTAAATTGGAATAAGTAATCATCTGGCTGAAAACTAATCTGAATTATATCTGGATATCCAAATAAAGCAGCACTTCCACCTTGCCCTTGTGTAGGCATTGAATGTTTCTTTATATAATTACATATTTGTTTAATAGCATCTGATTCTTTTTGATTGACCGGAAAGAATTCCCAGTCCAGCTGGAACTGCTTGTAATTAGGGTTCTTATATTTAAAGAATAAGAATGGATTTAGTGATGCTCCAAGAGCAGAACTAAGACCACCGCCGGCAGCGCTATTTTTAGCGGCTTCAACAGCATTAGGTAGTAGACTCTGTGGTTCCCACTGTTGGCTTACAGTCTCTGTAATATTATAAGGCATAGGTAACTTTACGGCCCCTCCGCCTTTAAGCAATCCAAAACTATTACTCTGGGCAGCAATATCATATTGAGAAAATCCAAGACTGCAATAACGTTGTTTCCCTCCGCTGTTTAAGTCGGAAGGGAACTGCATGGAGCTATAATTAGATTTTTGAGGAGGAACTGGGAAATTGATAGCGGCCATGGCTTTCCTTCTTAAGGATAAATAGTTACAGTTATTTATCATGGAATCGGGAATGGCATATAAAGGATTCTTCAAGCCGACCAAACCGGCTAAATATAAAGGCGATCCCACTAATATAGTGTATCGTAGCCGTTGGGAACTTAAGCTAATGAGCCGTCTGGATAAGGATCCTAGGGTAATATGGTGGCAGAGCGAGGAGACCGTTATTCCTTATAGATCACCGATAGACAATAGAATTCACCGATATTATGTAGACTTTACGGCCAGATTACAATCGACTGCAGGAACCAAGACAGTTCTAATTGAAGTGAAACCAGCCAAAGAGTGTCGGCCACCTCCTCTAATGGAAGGCCGCAAGACAAAAAGGTATATTCAAGAAGTCATGAAATGGGGTGTCAATAGCGCTAAGTGGAAAGCTGCTAAGGAATATTGTAAAGACCGGGGATATGAGTTTATGATAATGACAGAGAAAGAACTGGGGATAGACTTCTAATGGCGTTAGATCCTAAGAATAAAATCAACCAGTCTGCTGAAGAAATAAAGAAGTCTCAGCAGTTCTACCGAGAAAGTATCGACGACTTACTAAAAAGAGGTAAGAGGAGCGCTGATAGCCCATTTACTTCTAAGTCATATCCTATTATCGGAAGCATGTACTTGTTTGCATACGATCCCAAGCTTAAGAATGTTTTACCATTCTGGGATACGTATCCTCTGACATTTGTAATAGAGCATTATGGTGATGGTTTTCTTGGCCTCAATCTACACTATCTTCCGCCTATAGCAAGAAAACAGCTTTTAGATGCTCTAACGAACCTATCTAATAACAATAAATATGATGAAACGACTCGTTTAAAAATATCTTATAGAATGTTGAAGGCTTATTCTAATCAGTTTAGTGGTTATACTGAATGCGTGAAAAGATACTTATATGGGCATGTTAGAAGCTCATATCAAGAGGTGAACCCCAAAGACTGGGGTAAAGTCGTTCTACTGCCACTTCAAAACTGGCAGACCAACGCTAACTCAAGACTGCGCGCAAAACCGCCATACTAGGATAACAGATGCCGTTCAACATTCAGAACTTTAAGCAGAACTTAGCCGACTATGGTTATCTTCATGGTAACAGGTTTGAGCTATTAATATCATCTCCGCCAGCATTGTTCTCTCAGCTTATCAATAATCAAGGTACTGCTGGTGACAACAATCAGCTAGCAAGAACAATGAAGTTCCGCATAGATCAAGTGGCTGTACCTAGTATTAATATAATAGCTAAAACGCAGCCAAGATTTATTGAAGGCACTGCACAAGACTTTCCTATATCCATACAGTTTGAAAAATTAAATTTTAATATTATATTAGATGAGTTTGGAGAATTGTGGCAGTATTGGAACCAGTGGATTAAGCTGGTTTACGATGGCGTCGGAACTGATAGTGCTGCAGTTGGTTTTGCAAATCAACCACCAACATTTAATGCCACATATAAAGATGACATGTCAAGTGTTGCACAAATAGTTGTATATGATTTTTTCGGAAATGCTGTTCAAAAGATAAACTTTTATGAAGCATTCCCTACAGCTATACAAAGTGTAAACCTAAATTGGGGCGATGAAAGACTTATTAAACTTGGCGTAACAATGTCATACAGTTATTATACTATGGTCGGTTCAAATCTTCAGCCTAGAGCTCAGACCGGTCAACAACAGCAAAGAGCTGCTTCACAACTTGGAAATAGAACTACGATAACACCTTAACATAATGGAGCTATATTATGTCTGATCTACCTAAATTAGACTATCCGATTTATAATATTAATGTGCCGTCATTAAAGAAGAGTTTTAAGTTTAGACCATTTTTGGTTAAAGAAGAAAAGCTTCTTCTAATGGCAAAAGAGAGCGAGACCGAAACGGATATTCTGGTTGCTATCAAACAGATCGTTAATAACTGTTCACTTGATCCAAAATTAGATATCAATAAGCTTGCGGTATTTGATCTTGAGTATCTGTTCTTGAAGTTAAGAGCTCTTTCAGTGGATAATTTTCTGAAGGTGTCATATAAAGATACAGAAGATGAAGATATCTATGACTTCAATATAAACTTAGATGAAGTTGAAGTTATATTCCCTGAAAATGTAGATTCAGTTATCAAGATCACTAAAGACTCTGGCCTTCAGATGAGATACCCATCTGCTTCTCTTTATGATGACAAAGAGTTTTTAAATCTTGATAAAGACTATATGTTCCAGCTTATTCTCCGTTGTATTGATAATATCTTCTTGAGAGAAGAGGTATTTCCGGCGGCTGATTATAAGCTAGAAGACTTGGCCAACTTTGTCGAGAATCTGGATATCAAGACCTTTCAGAAGATCCAGGAATTCTTATTGATGAGCCCTAAGATTGAGCACAAAATAAATTATACCAATAAGATGGGTAAAGACAGGGAGATTATCTTATCTTCGCTAAATGATTTTTTTATGTGGCGCTGAATCATAATGACTTGAACAATTACTATAAGACCATATTCTCTCTGGTTCAGCATCATAAATACTCAATACGTGATATAGAAAACTTGATCCCATTCGAACGGGATATCTACGTCGAGATGCTCGTACAACACTTAAAAGAACTAGAAGAAGCTAGACAGAGAGCATAATGG